GATCTTAGAGTAACTCCATCAAATAATAATTCCATATTTGGATTTATTATATTTCCACTTTGTCTTGATAATAATTGAGATGCTGTAAGGTTTCCACCAGCAACATTAGCAGCTTGTGAAGCTAGGGTTCTTAGAAAATACTCCTGAACTTCGGAACTTACAAGAGCATTGGCAGTCCCTTTAAGAGTCTCTGATATGACTCGAGCGACGTTTTTATCATCAGATCCTGGACCAAAAGCACCTAATGCAATACTGAGTGCCTTTGCCGTCAAACCGTCCAGAGACCCCTCTGTATATTTTACCGAATTACCATCTTGAATATTAGACGGTATTGGTAGTAATATTGAAGATTGATTGGCTTTAATGGATCTTGGTCTTTCTATACCAACTGCTCCTCTAGAGTATGATATATTTTTTTGTTGTAAAAAAAAAGTTCTGTTAGTAGGAGAATCTTCCCATTGCTTTGCGAATTCTTCTCCAAGAGTTGTGCTTTTGTCACCAAGGTCAAAATATGCTTTTTCATTAACACCTTTAGTGATGCTAATAGATGGTTGGTATGTAAAAATCTCAATCTTCAAATAATCTGTGGTGTCATGAAGTGCTTCTTTTGGATATCTTAAAGGTTTTGGAGATTCTGGTTTTGGTGCCGCCATTTATCTGCTTTTCTAACTATTTAGAGCGAACTTTGGCAAAACTGAGTTCTACCACATCAGAAAGTTCTTCTGGGTAGATTTCATATAACTGTCCAACGACTTGATTATAATTATACTTTCTCATTTCACCGCGCCAGTGGAAGTTTTCACCACGAAATCCCCAAGAATAAACATCCGTCACTGCGACTAATGGAAACTCATCATATTGTATTCCATTGGTCTTGGCAGTATAGAAAAAAGTATAAAACTTACCAGAACTTGGAACCCTTCCACTTTCACTCAGAACACTAATCAGTTCCTCCATTTTGTCATCTGAGGACTCTGTTCCAATTAGACTATCAATCACTCCACGCACACGATTATCATTATCATCTGTTGGATTTCTTCTTTGTTTTAGAGTTTTTCTTGGCATTACTTAATACCGAGTTCGTTTTCCGTAAGGACCTTAAACTCATAACCACGATCTAGGCACCACTCTTCTGCTGCCTTCCACTTTGCCTGATTCTTGGCATACTCAACGACTTCATAAATGTATGCTTTTGTTTTTCTTTTCTGAACCTTTGGTTCCACACACTGTCTTTGTGGTTTTATCTCAATTAGTGCTTTTTTTATTTTTCCGTTTCTGTCTTTGTATTTGATGTAGAAATCAACAAAGTATCTGTGGTATTTATTATCTACTGGTGATCTGTAGGGAATAACAACCTCCTCACTAGAATATTCTATAATATTTTTATTCATATCACAATAGTAGAGAAATTTTCTTTCCCAACTACTTCTATAAATTATATTGCAAACATCTCCTCTATACTTCTCTGGATTTGATGGTTTATATTTACCTTGTAGATATTCTTTTTTAGGCATACTTTTTCCACCCTTTAACAGATTTTCTTTTTCCTTGCATCAATTCGCAAATATGACCACTACTTAATTTGTGTTCCTTACAAAAATGCGATAAGCAAGAAAATTCAACTACTTTACCATCTTTAATTAAGGCACCTTTTTTGTGTAAAGATGGTCTTTTTGTTCCAGTAGCACTTTTACTCATTTTATCTTTCGTTTTTTGAGAATGCTTTTTTCCAATCATTCCGTGATTTTTTAATCTTTCTTTTCTTTGATCTTCTGAAAGATTATTCCAATAAAGTGCAGTAGTATTTGACATTTTCTTTATTGTTCTATCATTATAACAATCCCATTTTTCATCTTTAGTTGTATCAAACTCAATTGGTCCATTATCATCAATATTGAGAGATTTGCTCAAATTTTTTGTGTCAAATAACATAGGAATTTATAAACTTACATTCCCATTTATTTATATCTAAATACTTAATAATGTAAGACTCGTATAAGGTATTTAGATGGCAGATCCTAGAGTAGTTGCCACAAATAGAGGGTTGCCTGCAGATAGACTGGGTGGTAATCCAAATTATAAATCTGGTGATGCACCAGATTCTGATGATTCTGGTGGATCAAAACCCAGATCTCCTAAAAGATCTCCATCGGCAGCTCTTAGGCTCAGTATGAGCGATATGAAGAACAAGATTGGTAATCTTGCTCTTACAAATACTTATTATGTTAATATTGCCTTAACTGATGAATTAAAAAAACATTTTGATACTAGTTATAAAGATATTAGCAAAGATGGAATTCAAAAATTTGTAGATGAAAAATTAGGATATCTTTGCTCAGAAGCAACTCTTCCAGTCTCTTCGTATGCTACGGCAGAAGTGAAGGACAATTATATGGGAATTCCTCAAGAGTTTGCACACACTCGTCTTTATACCGATGTTGACATGACTTTTTATGTTGATTCTGATTATTCTGTATTGAGATTTTTTGAGGGATGGATGGATTATATTTCTGGTGGTAATGTTAAAGGAGAACCAGCTGCAGGATCGGATACTGGAAGGAATGTTTATAGAAGATTTGTATTTCCAGATTTTTATAAAGTGCAGACAATGACAATTAAAAAATTTGAACGTGATTTTAAAACACAATTGACATATACATTCATTAATGCATTCCCTAAAGGACTTACAGCAATTCCTGTTTCTTATGGACCTGCTGATTTATTAAAAGTCACTGCAACATTTAATTTTGATCGTTATATTGTTGAGAGAGAAGCAGCAGCATCAGAGAAACCCGCGATACTATCTCCACAACAATCCACTCTACCTCAAGAACCAGAAAGTTCAGAACAAAGACAAGCAAGACTTCGTAGGGAAAGATCCTCTGTAATTAATTCTGGGCAAAGTGTCTTTAATAGAGATCCTAGTCCAAGGGCTAGATCTCAAAATAGATAATAAATAATCACAACTGAAGTTCTATAGGTCATTATGCCTTTACCAAAAATTTCTACACCAACATATGAGTTGGAATTGCCCTCTACTGGAAAGAAAATTAGATACAGACCATTTCTAGTAAGAGAAGAAAAAATTCTGATTATGGCATTGGAATCTGAGGATATGAAGCAGATTACAAGTGCTATTGTTCAAATCTTGACCGACTGCATTCAGACAAAAGGAGTTAAAGTATCAGATCTTTCAACATTTGATATTGAATACTTGTTCCTAAACATTCGTGCAAGATCTGTCGGTGAAACCGTAGAAGTAAATATCACTTGCCCAGATGACGGTGAGACTTCTGTTCAGATGGAAATTGATATTGATGCTATCAAAGTTCGGAAAGACAAGAATCATAAGAATATTATCAAACTAGATGATAATCTTTCTATGAAATTGAAGTATCCATCATTAGATCAATTTGTTGAAAATAACTTTGAATACAATGAAGACATAAGTGATGTGAATAAATCTCTTTCTATGATTACATCTTGTATTGAGATGGTTTATGATTCTGAAGAAAGTTGGAATGCTTCTGACTGCACCAAGAAGGAACTGGAGGAGTTTATTGAACAACTGAATACAAAGCAGTTTAAAGAAATTGAAACCTTCTTTACAACGATGCCAAAACTTTCTCATACAATTAAAATAAAAAACCCTAATACAAAAGTAGAATCTGAAGTTGTTCTGGAGGGACTCGCAAGTTTTTTCAGTTGAGTATGGCTCATACTAACCTTGAGTCATACTATAAGGTTAATTTTGCCTTGATACAGCATCATAAATACTCTTTGACTGAGCTTGAAAATATGATTCCTTGGGAAAGAGAAGTGTATCTCTCTCTGCTTGAACAGTATATTGAAGAGGAAAATTTAAAGGCACAACAGAGTGGACATTAACCAAGTTTATAGAGCACCATCAATACCAAAGGTAGGGAAGAGAAGTGTTTCTTCTTCGGTATTGCGTGGTGCAACCACTCCAAAATTAAAAGTTTCCACAGTTAAATTTGGGAAACCGAAGATTACAGCAGAAACAATACAGTCTGTATCTTCTCCTGCACGGATATCACAATCATTAGTAGAAACAAATCTAATTCTTGTAGAGATACAAAAACAACTTACAATAGATTTTGCAAACAGAATTGCCGAAGAGAAAGAGTTAATAAAAGGAATAAAGAAAGAAGAATCTAGAAGAAAATTTGGAGCAAAAGAAAAATTTGTAGAAAGCACAAAGAAAATAGGAAGTGCAATAGGTGGAGCAGTTAGTAAAATAACGTCCCCTGTCAAAACTGTATTTGAAAGAATTGTAGATTTTTTTAAAGCAATATTAACTGGAATTGTTTTAAATGCTGCTTTTAAGTGGTTAGAAGATCCAGCAAATAAAGCAAAATTATTTGCCGTATTTGATTTTATAGGAAAATACTGGAAAGAGTTAGTTATAACCTTTATTGGTGTAAAAGTATTAGGATTTATTTCAAAACTTATTGGTCTTGGTAGACTTATAGGTAAATTTTTTGGTAAAGGTGGTCCTGGAAGTCCTCG